CCTACAGAGTATTAACTTGGTTGCCCCCGGATTTAAGGGGGTCAACACAGAAGACTCGCCGATAGCGCAAGACCCGTCTTTTGCAGATGTGGCTGACAATGCTGTTATCGACAAGCGGGGTCGTATTGCCGCTCGTAAGGGCATCAATGTTATTACGACTACGAAGACTGCGCTGGGCACTGATTACCTTCATAGAATCCACCAGTTCTATGATGATGCTGGCAATGAGGAAATACTAAGCACCGGCAACAACAAGATTATGAAGGGCACGACCACGCTGACGGATATTACGCCGGGGTCGTATTCAATTACTGCCAACAACTGGAAGATTGTCAACTTTAACGATAAAGCCTATTTCTTTCAGCGGGGATTTGATCCGCTGGTTTATGACAATTCCAACGGGCTAAGAACATTTACCACCGTGAATGGCGGTGCTACTAACGCTACGTTTAAGTGTAACGAGGTTTTAGCGGCGTTTGGTCGGCTGTTTATTGTTGATAACGCAACAGACACGCAGACTATTTATTGGTCTGATCTGTTGGTTGGTAATGATTTTTCTGGGGGAAGTAGCGGCAGTATTGACGTAACCAAGGTATGGCCTGATGGCTATGACGAAGTGGTTGCGTTAGCCGCGCACAATAACAATCTCGTTGTGTTTGGCGAACACAGCATTATTCTTTATGAGGGCGCAACCAGCCCCGCCTCTATGACACTGGCTGATACAGTTTCAGGCGTAGGATGTGTAGACAGGAACTCTGTGCAGTCGATCGGCACGGACGTACTGTTTATGTCTAACTCAGGGCTAAGAAGCCTTGGCAGAGCTATACAAGAAAAAGCCCTGCCAATTAGCGACCTAAGCCTAAACGTAAAGACTGAGCTTATCAGCGTTATTGAGGCCGAAACGGAGCCGGTTGCGTCAATCTACAGCCCAGAAAACTCCTTTTACCTTATCTGTTTTCCTAGTCAATCTACTATTTATTGCTTTGATTTAAAGGGAAGGCTGGAAAATGGCGCATACAGAACCACTCGTTGGACATCTGTGAGTCATAAGTCTTTTGCGAGAGACAAGGACGGCACTCTTTATATCGGCACCACTGACGGGCTGGGGAAATACGATTCTTTTTTAGACAACGCAACAATATACCGCTTTCGATATTTCAGTCCGGCATTGTCATTTGGAGATCCCAGCCGAACCAAGATCGTTAAAAAAATCAGGCCCACACTGATTGGCGCTAATGATGAGCAGGTGTTTGTTAAGTGGGCGTATGATTTTGATACAACATTCAAGAACTATGAAATCACTGTTGGCGATCAAAGCCCTGCTTTTTTTGGTGTTTCAGAATACACGGTCGGCAAGTTTACTGGCGGTGTCCTAACCACTAAGCCCACCGTAAATGCCACGGGTAGCGGGGGCGTTGTAACTATTGGGCTTGAGGCCGACATAAATGGCGCTCAGCTTTCAATTCAGGAAATTAACGTATTAGCACTTATAGGTAAGACGGTATGAGCAACTATACGAAAACAACTAACTTTACTGCCAAGGATAGTTTGCCATCCGGCGATACCAATAAGATTATCCGTGGTAGTGAGTTTGATACGGAATTTGATGCGATTGCTACAGCATCAGCAACTAAAGCGAACATTGCTTCGCCGACCTTTACGGGGACTGTAACGATTCCTACGCTTAATTTTACGGGAACTCTGTCTACAGGCACGATTGATGGAGGGACGTACTAATGGCACATCAACCGGGACATCTTGCGGCGGGTCAATCTGGGCCTCCGATAAGCCGTGCAGGCAATCCAACGCTGGGAGAGCAAATTGGCGGGCTTTTAAGCGGAACGATTAGTGGAATATTCGACAACTTTGACGATGTTGCCAGCAGTGTTGGCGGGATGGCGGCAATCAACGCGGCCTATAACCGGCTTGGCTCTATCGGCGATCAGGCGCTAGAGGGCGCAAACGTCATTGCTGGACAGGGGCTTACACAGTCTCAGTTTCAGCCGTTTACCGTAAAGACCGGAATGGGTGGTAGTGCCGCAGTTGACCAGTTTGGCGGTATTGATCTTTCGTCAGGGCGTGGTGACGAGCTTGGTAGCACACTGTTAAGTAATGCGGCTCAGCGGTTTGGCACGACCCCAACGGGTGTTAGCGCATTGGGTGGTGCAGGAACAGAGGCCATAGCGGCCGGTCGCGCTGGGTTGGGCGCATCTCCATTTGGCTTGAGTCAACAAGAACAGGCGGCTAGTCAGGCGTTTGGTCTTGGCGGTGACTTCATGGGTCGTGCTGGTATGCCAATGGCAGACCGCGAGCAGGACATATATGGCCGTATTCGGGCTATGCAGACGCCAGAAGAAGAGCGTCAGCGTCTAGCCCTTGAAGAGCGATTAGCTAATCAGGGTAGATTGGGCGTCAGAACAAATATGTTTGGTGGCACACCCGAGCAGTTTGCGCTGGCAAAGGCCCAAGAGGAAGCACAGGATCGTGCGGCCCTTTTGGCTATGCAACAGGCTCAGCAGGAGCAACGTCAAGCGGCTGATATTGGCGCTACATACGGCCAGCTAGGCTCCAACATTGCAACTCAGCGTCAGGCTCTTGACGCGGCTAGACAGCTTCAGGCATTGCAGGCATTGCAGTCCGGTCAGAATCTACTGGCAGGACGCATGGGGCTTCAGGAAGCTCAGCAACAGCTTGGCTTGGGCGCATTGACCGGGGCATACATACCGCAGGCGCAGACCCTAAACGCGCTACAGCAGGGATTGGCGGCCTCTCAGCTTGCACAACGCGGTCAGTTGTATGGTGCTGGCTTGTTTGGTGAGGCGTCTATGGGTGGCCTTGAGGCACTACTTGCATCGGGTCTTGGTCAAGCCAACCTCATGGGCAATGTTGGCACTGGGTTGCTGGCAGGCTCTATGGGCAGTGCCTCTTCTGACTCTGGTGGCGATGGGCTGTTTTCAATAATCGGTGATGCTGGCAGTGGCCTGCTAGATCTATTAGGCATAACTTGAGGGGTTAATCATGGCAACATTTGGATCTGGACTTATACAGGGGCTACTTAACCCTTCCTATTCTGCTGAACTTGGCAATGTTGCTCAGCAGATTAGTGCGGCACCCGGAATTCGCCGAGAAAGAGAGCGTCAGGCAAACCGGCTCGAAAGGGCTATGGACATCACCGGAAAGGGCATTGCATCGGCGCAGGCTGGTGACACCTCTGCCTTGTCGGCTCAGATGGGGCAACTTAGGGAACTTATCAAAGATCCCAATATGCCCATTGAGGAGAAGCAACTCTACATCCAAGAGATTCGGGCCTTGCAGGGCATGATGCCCGGAGCCAGACAGACGGCAACCAGCAATTCCGCCACCGCGTTAATGCGTATTGATGACGAGCTTCAGGATGAGGTGGCGCTTCGCAAGAAGATCAATGACGGGTATGCAGAGCGAGGCATGGCCCCTATTACAGATGCGGCGTTTAAGTCTGTTACTGACTCCTTGAAGACACAGCAGAAGCGCTTGCTAGAAAACCCTGATGTGGGGGCTGAATACAGGGGCCTGAAAGTAGAAAGAAGCCGTCAGGAGGCTGAGTTGCAAGTTTTGGAAGCGTCCGAGTGGCTTAACCAAAACGGCCCTGACATACGAGAAGCAATAAAATCCGGCAATCAAGATGTGTTAGACGGACTGCTAGAAAAGGTTCCTCCTCAATATGACAGAGAGGTGCAGACATTTATTAGCGCAGAAATATCCAATCAAGAGCGGCTTGAAGCCTTCAGAGAAAACAGCATAGCCAAGAACAAAGCGCCCGTTAATGTTGATTTCCAAGATGAAATTGACCGGATAAAAGAAGCGGGCTTTGACGTGGAAGGGCTTTCAGCGGCAAATGCAAAATACAAGGAGTTCCTCAAGGAGAACTGGAACGGCAAAGAGTGGAAAACCGGCTCTAGGCTAGACGCGGCAAGAATGGAAGAGAATATCTTGAGGATAATTGAAGACAGAGACTCTCTTGCTGTCGAGACTGACTTCCGCAGTGCGCGGGCAAGAGCCGCTCAAGACGATGCAATTATCAGAGAAGCCGAGCTAAATATAGACACGTTCAAGGCTGACCGAAATGACATCAAATTTGAAGCTGAGCGGATTGCGGGAGAAAAAGAACTGCTTAGGCCCGGAGAGGATCTTAGCGATCTAAGCGGCGAAGAGCGGGCGACTCTCCTTGCTGAAGCCGAAGACTATCTAATCCAGCAAAACACTGAAGAACAGGCAAGAATCATAAGGCAGATTGATGTATCGCGAACCCCGGAGGGCGTTATCAGGTCTATTACTGAAGAGCAGGCCGCCACTCTTTCTAGGTTTACGCCAGAGGAACAACGAGAAATCATGGATGAATATGCAAGAAATGATGGCATGGATGA